TATTATTAATTTTAATAAATAATATAATTATTTTAAATACAATTAAGTAGCATATAAAAGACCAGCATTGCCGCCAATAAATACTACCATATTTACTCTCTCTTCCATTAAATACATGTTATAATTATAATCATAAATTCTCCATGTTGGCTTATTTATACCAATTATATCTCCGGTAGTTGGGTCGCAAATAGTTAATGATTGCGCATACGGGTCGATTGGTGGAACATTTGTTGTAAACTCGAATTGAATATTAGTAAATCTACTCATATTCATAGCACCAGAAGGTTGAATTGTAAAAGGATTTGTATCTAAACAAAAATTATAACAATATAATCCAGGTGGAGCAAAGCCGGCAGTTCTAACATATTTTTCTACATAATTATAAACCCCAACTGGTAGAATATTCTCTCTATATTGTCCATCCATTAATATTCCAAGAGCAATAAGTATCTGTTTTATATTTTGTGGATTATATATTCCACTAGTGTAAAGACCACTTAATGTGCCATCGGGATTTAATCCAGGTCCTAGAAGTGCCGGACCTAATGGATCTGGATTTGGATAATCACCGGCAGTTGAACCAGGTGTTACATCTTGAGGCATATATTCGTAAGGCCAATTCGTATAATTAGACCATTGATTACGTAAATTAGCATCACTCCTTTGAAAATAAAACATCCAACTAATAACCATACCTATTGAATCCAAATTAATCTTATTAGGACCGGTTACGTTATAATATGGTTTTTCATATACTTGTTTGAAAATATACTTTTGTTCATTTTTAGCAAATATTTCAGATTCATCGTTCGAGAGAAAACAATAAGTACAATTTAAATTAATATCAGCATTCCAATTAGTTCTAGTATCTATATATGATGTGGGACCTAATGTTTCATCAGGAGGCGTTTGAAGAAATCTATAAAACTGCATATAGTATTGATTAAAATTTGGCGCAACTACTGGAAAATTATTTGTATAATCCATTACATCTCGAATTGTAAACCACTCATTAATAGGTCTAAATGATACACTAATTTGTAGCTCATTGTATTGAAGTGCTACTAATGGAAATGCTTGTGTTGAAACTAAATTAAACCATGCTCCTAGAGGAATCATTAAGTTTCTGCCATTTATAGAAGGCTGAGCGCCTGCTGGGTTAGGTGTTGTTTGATTTGGTGATGGCATACCCGCAAAAAAAGCATTTGGATAAGCATTTACACGAGAACCGGCATTTGCTGGATCATTTAATTCAGGAACATTGCCTATCATTTCATTAAATAGTGCTATTTTTGAACCACTAAAATCTCTTTTAACAGAAGCTAATAAATATTGCCCTGAATATTCTTGTAATTTTTGATTACCACAAGTAATAGTAATGCGACTAATTATTTGAGCACCAATATCTTTTATCCATTGAAATTCATATGGAGCCCAATCGGTATACACTACAGAACCATCTGATTGAGTTATAGCTTGTGGAGGCAAAATAGGACTCCAAATAGTTGGTAAATTGATTGAAATATAACAATCCATTAAAAGATCAGCATATCTTTTAACCTTAAAGTTAAATGTAGATTCAGTTGTTAAACTGAGTGAAGGAGTTCCATCAAAATCAAGTCTGAAATTCTGTTTACCAAAATTAGTATATTTTTTATACGCAGCCTTCCAAAATGTTTTACTTGGGTTACCGTTTAAAATTATATTTTGATTTCCTATTGCTACAAGGTTCATTAATCCGCCTGCCATATTATTATGTATATAATAGCATTATTTTTTAATTCTTAATTTCATCATAATATAATAAATTTTAATTGCTTCTAAAATTAAAAATAGTATATTATATTAGATTAATGTCAAGCCAACCTACAGATTATTTGTCAAAATTGAAATCTTTAGATGAAGATTTCCAGAGTTATATGATAATGGCATTTATTTTTATTATTTTGATTATATTTATTGGTTACATGATTTACCTAAGTAGATTAGAAAGTAGAGAATGTGATTATATGAATAATTTATACTCTACTGTCGATGGTAATATAAGGCCTATTTCGGAGAATGACCCAGATTGTAAATTCAGTTTATACGACTATTATATTAAAACGGCGTATAATGCCTGTTCAGGTGGAAGTTATAAAAATGATTTTGTAAATATTTGTAATTTAAAAGCAGTTCTAAAGCAAGGTGTTAGATGTTTAGACTTCGAAATTTACTCGGTCAATAATCAACCGGTTGTTGCTACAAGCACATCTGATGATTATTATGTTAAGGAAACATTTAATTCTGTTAGTTTTGGAAGTGTAATGGACACAATTAATAATTATGCTTTTGCTGGAGGAACATGTCCTAATTCTACTGACCCAATTATAATTCATTTAAGAATTAAAAGTAACAACCAAGATATGTATACAAAATTAGCTGATATATTCAAATCATATGACAATATAATGCTTGGAAAAGATTATAGTTTTGAAAATTCAGGTAAAAATTTAGGAAATATGCCTTTATTAAATTTCAAAAACAAAGTTATTTTAATTGTTGACCGAATTAATAACGCATTTTTAGAAAATAATGAATTTCTAGAATATGTAAATTTAACTAGTAATTCTGTATTTGTAAGAGCGTCTGATTATTATGGTATAAAAAATAATCCCGATGTACAAGAATTAACTGAATTTAATAGAAGAGGTATGACAATTGTATTCCCTGATAGTGGTGTAAGCCCTGCTAATCCAAGTGGTACTTTATGTAGAGCTTTTGGTTGTCAAATGGTTGCTATGCGCTATCAATTAGTTGATAATTTGTTAATGGAAAATGCTTTATTTTTTGACAGAGCAGGTTATGCTTTTTCATTGAAACCAGAAGCACTTAGATACGTACCTGTTACAATTCCAACCCCAACACCACAAAACCCTGCTTACTCGTATGCTACACGTGAGTCAAGTACAGATTTTTATAGTTTTAGTTATTAAATTAAATAAACTAAATAAATTAAATAAACTAAATAAATTAAATAAACTTAAAAATATAATTTTATTTAATTCAATGGGTAATACTACCTCTCATACAGATACTAGCTCTGATACAGATATTACCTCTCATACAGTTATTGAATATTATATGATTTATTATTGTCGAAGTTGTTTAGAATCTGGACAGCTTAAAAATAGTATAGATAGTTTTTATATTAATAATTTACAACAGTGTCAATGTAGCTCATGTGGTTATATTTTAAATAAATCAGACCTATATAACTTTTTAGATAATACAAACTAATAAAATAATTTTTCATATATATTTTTCCTAGTTTCCATATTTTTGTAATCATCATTTAAAAGTAGTTTAAATTTATTAAACGATATTTGTAATAAAACTTTGTCTATAAGTTTTAAATTAATTTTTATTTCTGAAATAATGTCAATAAATGTCATCGCAGGCGACCAATTATCATAGCAAGTAATTGTATTACAACATAAACAACCTTTATTAGTTAAAGATTTTAAAACATTTATTTTTTCATGACTAGTAAATTTCAATAAACCTGTATAATTTTCACCATTTATAATCACATTAGGAGGTCTAAATGGATATTCATTGGGCAAAACAAAAGAGAATCTGTTAAATTTCGGAGTTATATTATTATCTATTATTGTTAATACGAGTGAATCTAAATCAGTATTAAAAGATAAGTTAACAGATTCAAATTTATTTATAAATAGTTTAAATTCTGAAGTTAATCTTTTTCTTCTATTAATAGGAGTTGTACTATTAAGTAATAATAAACTAGTGGAATCAAGAAGTTCGGTCATTGTATATATTTAATAAATAAACAATATTTATTAAATTACTTTTCAATTTTATTTAATAATTAATTCTAGTTAATATATAAGAAACTATGAAATCGAAAAATGTTTGTAAAGATTTAACATTTGATGATTGTGAATTATCAATATTAAGAATGGCAGTTGATAAAGCCGAGGAAAAAATAGCAAAACGTGTTGTAAATTCAGAAGACATCAAGAATATCATTAGAATAGTTGAAGACTTTATTAGAAAAAAAAATTTAATTTGTTATGGTGGAACCGCAATTAATAATATATTACCAACTGAAGATCAATTTTATAACAAAGAATTGGAAGTACCCGACTACGATTTTTTTACTATAAATGCTTTAGATGATGCGAAAGAATTAGCAGATATATATTACAAAAAGGGTTTCACGGATGTTGAAGCAAAAGCAGGACAACATCACGGTACCTATAAGGTTTTTGTAAATTATATACCAGTTGCCGATATTACACTTTTACCAAAACCAATATTTAATGCTCTTAAAAAGGATTCAATAAGAATTGGTGGAATTTTATATACTCCACCAAATTATTTAAGAATGTCAATGTATTTAGAGTTATCAAGACCAGCTGGAGATACAAGCAGATGGGAAAAGGTAATGAAGCGTTTAGCACTTTTAAACAAACATTATCCAATTACAAATGTAAATTGTAACGAAGTTGAGTTTCAGAGAGATATGGAAAATAAAACACAGGAAGACGAAATTTATGATAATGTTAGAAACACACTTGTAAATCAAGGTGTAGTATTTTTTGGTGGATATGCTATTTCATTGTATTCTCAATACATGCCAAAAAATCTTCAACATAAATTAGAAAGAGTAGCAGACTTTGATGTATTATCAAATGATCCAGAAACAACAGCACAAATAATAAAAGAAAGATTAAAAGATATTTATGTTAAAAATGTCAAAATAATAAAAAAACAACCAGTTGGAGAAGTAATACCAGAACATTATGAGGTTAAAATTGGTAGTGATACAGTTGTTATTATATATAAACCAATTGCTTGTCATAGTTATAATATTCTTAATATAAAAGGTCAAAAGATAAAAATAGCAACAATTGATACTATGTTGAGTTTTTATCTAGCATTTTTATATGCCGATAGACCATATTACAATCAATTCTTAGAGAGAATATTATGTATGTCAAAATTTCTTTTTGATGTTCAACAAAAAAATAGACTAGAACAAAAGGGTTTACTCAGACGTTTTAGTATTACATGTTATGGGCATCAAGAAGCTGTTGAAGAAATTCGAGCGCATAAAGCAGAAAAATATAAAGAAATCAAACAAAATGGTGACAAAAAAGAAATGGAAGAATGGTTTTTAAATTATAAACCAGATGATATTAAAAATAGAAAACCAGAAAAATTTACAAAAAGTAAAAAAATAGAAAGGAAAAGAAAAAGAAAAGTTGGTACCAAAAAAAATAAAGGTTTGTTAGCTATTTATGGAGGTAAAACACGAAGAAAATATTAAGGATACTAGTCATTTCTAAAACAAGTATCTCCATAACAATTATCTAATTTATCTTGAAATGTAACCTTTTTATCTCTGTTAGTATAATATTTATAAGTTAAAAATACCAATACAGCAATTATAATAGCAATAGCAATATAAATATATTTTAAATAATCTTCGCCATCGAGAGAAGAAATAACTTCATTAATATCAGGGATATCGCCTAATATAAACTCTGAAGTAGAGATAGTAATATTTTCAATATCTGACATATTTATTAATAATATAAATGCTAAATAATTTAAACTTATAAACA